ACAGGTGACTATACGACTGAAAATATGAGTTTGGATATTAGAACTTCTCTAAAGAATAATCTACATTCTCAGATAATGAATGATAACCTTAATGTTAAGTCTCTAATAGTGAGTTCTTTGAGTACTGTAAGTTCTAACTTTATGTCTTCGGCTTTAAATAGTTTCTTCGGATTAACTACGAATGCAAATGGTGGTGTTCTTTCAGGAGGATTCAAAGCTTTCGCAAGCGGGGGCACCGTTTCTAAACCTACACTAGGTTTAGTTGGAGAAGGTAAATACAACGAAGCGATAGTACCGCTACCTGATGGAAAGTCAATCCCAGTAATAGGAGCAACAGGTAGTACAGAAAATAATATTACAGTTAATGTTACAATTGACAGTGATGGAAATGCTAAATCTAATACTAGTTCTGGAATGGATGGAGATACCGCTAAACAACTTGGTTACATGGTTTCACAAGCAGTACAAGCGGAACTAGTAGATCAGAAACGACCTGGAGGACTACTTAGTAGATACTAATTATGGCAAATTTTAATATAGATGTAAACATAAACCCAGATAGGGGGCTCAAAGCGGATCAACAGCCTAGAGTTTTGGTAGCTACTTACGGTGACGGATACGAGCAGCGAGTAGCTGCTGGTATAAATAACATACCGGAGTCATGGAGCTTAACTTGGAAAAATAGAACATCTGCAGAAGCTAACAAGATTGTAGACTTTTTTGAAATTCAAGGAGGAGTAACTGCATTTGATTGGTACCCTACTGGGTATGAAGTAAGTAGTACTTCAGTAGGGGTAATAGCTTCTCAGTTGTTTGATTATACTCAATTTTTCACTGCTAGATACTTAAATACTACAATTACGAATCACGATGCCAGCCCGGCAGTAACTAGTACTGTAACGGAGGTAATTAATTCCCGCACTCTAAGATTAGCAACTAGTATATTTACCATTCCTGGGCACGCTTATACTATTTATCCGTATAAGAAGTATACTTGCGCAAAGTGGAGTTCTCAAGAAACTTTGTCAGGTATTAGAACCGTAACAGCAACATTTACAAGGGTATTTGAACCATGAGTGATAAAATTACAGCAGATATACACGGCTTTGAGCCGGGGGCAGTTATTGAGTTATTTGAACTTGATTTAACTGCAGGTATTGCACCTTTAACCGAGCCAATCCTTAGATGGCACTCTGGTATAAATGAGAATATGCAAGAAGTCGTATGGCAGGGTAATAGATATTCAGCTATGCCCATTGAAGCCGAAGGTTTTGAGTTTTCTGGTATGGGATCGATACCTAGACCTACAGTTACTGTAGCTAATATTACTTCTATTTTATCTAGCGTTATTAATAGTTATGATGATTTAGTTGGTGCAAAGATTACAAGAAAGAAAACTTTCGCAAAGTATTTAGACTCTTATTGTTATACTAGTGGTTATCCAACCGCGGGGGTATGTGCTGGAGAGACGGGGGTATGTAGTATACCAGAACATACGACCCTAAGTGCTTGTACAACCTATGGCGGTGTCTGGTCAGACCCTAGTTTAAGTAAGTCAGACTGTCTTGACTGTTTTAAAAATGGTTCTGGAGGTACTTGGACAGTATACAATAAAACTACTTGTGAAGCTGCATCTGGACCAGGTATATGGTACGCTTCTGCTATAGCCGATGATACTGCACATTTTCCAGAAGAGATCTGGTATGTAGATAGAAAAGCTGTAGAAACTAGGACTCATATTCAATTTGAATTAACTGCGGCACATGATATACACGGAGTTAAGCTACCTTCTAGAACGGTAGTAGCTAATTCATGCCCTTGGGTATACAAAGGAGTAGAGTGTGGGTATTCTGGTAGTAATTATTGGGATATTACTAATGAGCCGACTCCTGCCGCTAACGATATATGCTCCAAAACTTTTACAGCTTGTGAATTGAGGTTCCCTGAGCCTGCAGAGAGCCCTTTTGGAGGGTTTCCAGGAGCCGGTATTAACATGGGCTCTATTAGATGAATGAAAAAACCTTAGATGATTTTAGAAAACATGTAGAATCGGAGTACCCTAAAGAAGCCTGTGGGTTTATTATAGGGGTAGGCAAGAAAGAGAAGTACTTCCCCGCAAAAAATATAGCAGAATTTGCGGAAGAGTACTTTATAATAGATCCAGTAAGTTATGCGGATGCAGAAGATACAGGAGTTATTATAGGGATTTGCCATTCTCACCCTAACGAAACTTGCAAGCCCTCCGAAGCAGATAAAGTTTCCTGTGAAACCTCTAATAAGCCTTGGCATATTCTAAGCTGGCCAGGTAACAGATTACATAGTTGGGAGCCCTCAGGGTACGAAGCGCCAATAGTAGGCAGACAATTTAGTTATGGAACTTTAGATTGTTGTACATTAATTAGAGATTATTACAAAAAAGAGCTAAATATCGATTTTGAATGTTTCAGTGGTCAAGACGGCTGGTGGGGTAAAGGGGAGAACCGATATTTAGAAAACTATGAAGAGCAGGGCTTTGTTAAGATACTTGATGAAAATAACATTAGAAAATATGATGTCTTTTTAATAAAATTAGTTTCATCTGTACCAAACCATGCCGCAGTTTTTATTGGAAACGATAAAATTTTACATCATGTACACGGTAGACTATCTAATAGAGAACTATATGGGGGATATTGGAGAAAACATACCACGCACCATTTAAGGCACAAATCATTATGTTGAAGAAAGTAACACTTTACGGAGAATTAGCAGAGAAATATGGTAAGGAGTGGTCCTTAGATATAGACTCGCCTGCAGAGGCTTTCAAAGCACTTGACGTTAATAATGTAGGGTTTAGACAATTTATTACTTCTTCGGGGGAACGAGGTGTTGGGTATAAAGTAATAGTAGGAAATTCTTATGTTGAGGACTATTCTGAGCTAGGGCATCCTTCGGGGCGCCAAGAAATCAAAATAATACCTGTAGTAATAGGAGCAGGTAGAGATAGTAAAGCTATAGGTATGATATTGTTAGGGGCTTTACTCATATGGCAGCCTTGGGCAGTTGCCACACCAGCTACGTTAGCGGAACAGCAAGCTGTATCAGGTATGATTAACCATACCGCTCCTGTATACTCTCAAATGGCGATGCAGTTGGGAGCATCACTTCTACTAGGAGGAATAGCTGCTTTACTAGCACCAACCCCTGAACTTCCAGACGGGGATAAGCCTACGAACTATGGGTTTGACGGAGCTACTAATACAGCTAGACAAGGTTATGCCATTCCAGTATGTTATGGTCAATTATTAATAGGGGGAACTGTTATAAGTGCAGGACTTTCACCAGAGGATTATGATCCAGAGGAAACAGCATGAGTAATACATATTGGATTAGAGGTGCTGGCGGTGGTTCAACTGCACCGGTAGAGGATGACGATACATTATTTTCAGACTCTAAAGCAAGCGTTATTGACCTACTATCAGAAGGTGAGATAGTAGGGTTATTAAGTGCTCAAAAGTCTATTTACCTAAATGAAACTCCCTTACAAGACTCTGCAGGTAATAGTAATTTTGATGATGTATCCTACCAAACTAGACCGGGTACCAACTCTCAGGATAGTATACCAGGGTTTGTAGGAACAGAAAATTCAGTTGGTGTTAATGTTAAAGTAACTAAAACTGCCGGAGCCGTAGAGAAGACCTTCTCATCTACTACAGTAGATGCAGTAAGAGTTATACTAAATACCCCCGCTCTTTTAGATGGAGATAACGATAATGGAGACTTGCATGGTTCTACTGTATCCTTCAAAATATACAGAGATAAAAATAACGAAGGTAATTGGGTAGAGCATATAGCAGATTCTTTTACAGGGAAGACATCATCAAAATATGAAAGAGCATATAGACTAGACATACCCCAATCTTGGAAGTCTGCTGGGTTTACTTCTATATCTATTAAAGTAGAAAGGACTAGCGATGACGCTGATGATACTGCAAAAATACAAAATGAGTTGTATTTTAATTCTTATACTAAAATTATAGATAATAAATTAAGGTACCCTAATAGCGCTATAATAGCTTCGCAGTTTGATGCTAGACAGTTTACCTCTATACCTAACAGATCATACGAAATAAAAGGAGTAAAGATAAAAGTTCCTAGTAACTATACTCCTTACGATCCGT